GGATCGCCAGCATCGACAGCACGGTCACTGCGGCTGCTGCTGCGGTCAACAGTGCGAAAGACGCCGGGATCGCGGACATTACCGCCGACGTTGGGGCGGTCGATACCGCAGCAGCAGCCGCCGAAGCCAACATGTTGCAGACGGCTGCCGAACTCGGCGCGGACCTGAACAATAAGCACTATGCTACCTTTGCTGAAATGGTCGCGGACCCGCAAACCCGCAGCGCCGTGGTGGCGGTCGTCGACGCCGATCCAGAATACGCCCTTAATGGCTGGTACTACTGGAATTCGGTGGGGGGTGCCTGGATCCGGTTCTCTGATCAGCCCGTTATGAAATCGATAATGGACGCCCGTTTTTTCCGTGAGTCGAATCGGATAGTTGGCAGCGGTGACCTACTCCTGGACTCTCAAAGCGGCGGGCTCTTGAGTTCGCTACAGGAAAGAAATGCCGGCGCAGCAGTGTTTATTGCCGGGGACCAAGAAAAAATGGTTCTCGACACCCTCTACAACAAATTTCGGCTGAGCTTTGAGATTAGCAAAACCGCAGACACGCTGGAGGGGGCGGAGGGGCACAACGACCGCCGGAAGTTTCCAGAACTGCAAACGCTGCCCGATAGCACCCAAGCCCTTATCTTTCTGAAAAAAGACGGAACGGCGGCGCTTACTGTCGACACCGTAAACAACAAGCTGACCACGGGCTTTTCATTTGAGTCGAACGTCGAGCAGCGGCCGCCCACCGTCTTCGTCGATGTGCCTCCACGAATAGAGCGAAACACGGCAGACCCTTTCTACCGCCTTTCGGGCCGGGTCTACCAGGCTACCCCAACGATCGCTAGGACCAGTTCAACTCGGTTCTGGACGGCGTGGCGCGCTGACAACACGAACGCTGCCGAGGTTCCGGGTAACTTCACAGTGATGGCGTACTCTGACGACGATTGCGAGACCGTCACCGAGTATGGGTATCTTACTTACTCGCCGGCCGGGCCTGACAAGCACATGGTCGACCCTATGTTGTGGCTCGACCCAGCGGGGAACCTGTGGCTGTTTTTCGGCTGTATGGGCAACAACAAAGGCTTTGATGGGGTGCAGGGCACTTGGGCGATCATCTGCCAGAACCCGAACGCCGAATTCCCGGTGTGGGGCCAAGCTTTCCGGCTGTCGTACTACGGCGACCCGCGCCATCCGGTCGAAGTGAATGGGAAGTGGTATATCGCCCTCGACGGTTGGCGGCATAGCGCAAGCAGCCCGCTTCGGTACATGGACGCGGCAGGACCGCACATTCATCGGCTGGACTGGCAAAATCAAAAGCTTGAGCATATCTCGCAGTTGCCGCCGAATAACGGTACGAGCTACTCGGGCTTCTTTGAAACTGAGTTTATGCAGCGATCCGACGGCAGCGTGCTCGCGCTGTGCCGCTCATTGTCGGCGTCGGTCGAAACCAAGTTCAGTATCAGCACTGACCTAATGAAAACCTGGTCGGCGTGGGCAGATTACACCGTCATTTCGCCAAGCTCGTCGTCGCGCATGTGGCTCGGTCGTTCCCCCTCGGGGCGCACTGTTTTTTGCTGGAACAATGACACTGTGCGCCGGACCCTGACCTTGGGCCTCTCTAATGACGACGGCACGACCTACCCGTATAAAGTCGTGCTAGAACCCAATGACACCGGCCAGGTTACCTACCCCATCGTTGCGTTTGGCGGCGGCGGCGCGATCTACATCATCTACGACAACGAACGAACTTCGGGTAAGCGGCAGATTCGCATTGCAAAAGTGCTTGAGTCGGAAGTGGTCGCGGGTACGAGCGTGCCTGTCGTGAATATCGTTAGCAACCCATTTGCTTAATAAGGACTAACTATGCGCGTCTCTGCGTTGGATTATAAAGTCGGGGCCTTCGCACCGCTGGCCTATAAGGTGCGAAAGGCGATTGAAGGTTTCGCCGGTACGAAACCGAACACCTACACGTCGGGCCCTTCCGCAACAACCGCTGCTGACAAGTTTTACGGCGCGGTGAACTTGCCGAACGGAAAAGCCCTGTTCATCCCTTACAGCAAAGGGAATATCGGCTTCTATGATCCGGTCACTGGGCTGTATTCCGAAGGGCCTGCCGTCAACGCAGGAACTGCGCGCTATCGTGGCGGCTGTCTTCACCCTGAAACTGGCCTAGTGGTAATGGCACCGCTGCTGTCAACTTATATCGGGCTGTACGACACTTTGCAGGGTGTTTTTAGCCTCGGGCCGAACCTGGGGGCTTCGCCGAACTACAACGGTGCGGTAGTTTCAAGCGTGACCGGGAAGGTGATTTTGATTCCGGGGAACGGCGCAAACATCGGCATTTTTGACCCGATCACTCGCGAGTTCACTTTAGGCCCAGAACACGGCGGCACGACGACGGTGTACTTCAGCAGCGCCGAAGAGCTACCCGATGGCCGGATCCTGCTGATTCCTTACAGCGCGGGCTCGTTCAAGATTTATGACCCTGTCGCAAACACTGTTAGCAACGGGCCCTCGGGGATCGCCTCGGCTTCGTTTCAAGGTTCGGTGAAGCTGGCGAACGGCGATGTGGTGTGCGTGCCGTACTCGGCGGCCACCGTGACTATCTACCGCTGGCGCTCGAACACGCTCTACACCGTAACCGCGCCGTCTGCGGGCGCCAAGTTTCGGGGAGGCGCCCTTTCACCAGATGGCCGGGTCATGTTCAGCCCATACACCTACGATCGAGTTGGCTGGTACGACCCGGCGACCGACGCCTACGGTGAAAGCGCGGCCTTGGGGCTCAGCGCAAGCACACGTTTCGGGGGGGCACTACAGGTCTCAACGGGTGAAATCGTAATGGCCCCGTATAACAATGAAAACGTCGGCCGCTTCGCTGCGGTATCTGCGGGCGTGCTGCCGGTAGCAGCAATGCAGAGCATCCAGTGGAACAAAAGCTAAGCCTGTAATACGCGTGGTACAATAGCCCTCGACTTCTACCCGAGCCGGGGGCTTTTTAATGGATCCAGTTAAATGCGTAGTTATCGCCGGCCTGTGGATCTGCGCAGTTGTCGAGCAGTTACACCCGCAAGCTGCAATGGGCGCCTCTTTCGGATGCTTTGCATTCCTGGGCTACCAGGACCCAAGTACCGGGTCGTGGTTTGAAAAATTCGTTCGGAAAATGACCCTGCTGATTTTCTCCTGGGGGGCCGGTTACGCCTTCGCTTCCGGGGTTTCAACTTCGGACTGGTCAGGCTGGACGATGCTTGCGGCTATAGGCGCCTCGGCACTCGCCGCCGGGTTCTCGGGTGCCTTGAACCTGATGGTTCGTAATAATGGCCCACTGCCGCAGTGGTTGAGCGATATCGTGGACCGGATCCCCGTACTGAGGAAACGAAACGATGACCAGCCATAAACGTGCGCCGTGGGTCGGTCTGGCCCTTACCTTGATCTACGTTTTTTCAGTTCCCGGCCATTGGCTGGTAGCCACTCGAATCGTAATTTTGTCCGTAACTATCGCGATGATTATGGGTTACATGAGCGAGAGCCGGTCCCGACCGCTCACGACTGCACTGGCCATTATCATCGCCGGGGCGTCAATGGCGATGATAATGCAGGCATTTACCAATTTCGTCGTTTTGTCTGCGGCTGCCGAACCCTGGTTTGTCCTCCTGATCTTCGCTTATACGGCCCTGCTGGTCCGCAGCCGGGGCAATGTGGCTAAAATATTCGCAACCCCGCGCCCCAGGAGCGCCCGCCAATGACCCCTGAAACCTTGATGCTTGCCACTGGCGTAAGCGCCTCAATGGCCCGCCTGTGGGCACCCGTACTGACCGAAGCCATGTCCCGTTTCGGCATTGACACCTCCCGGCGCCAGGCCCAGTTTTTGGCCCAGACAGCGCACGAGTCTGGCGGCTTTTCCCGCCTTGAAGAAAACCTGAACTACGACGCTCCAGGGCTGGCGCGAACCTGGCCGAGTCGTTTCTCTTCTGATGGCGCCCCCAACTACACGCCGAACGAACTGGCCCGCAAAATCGCTCGCCAACCTGAACGGATCGCTAACGCTGCTTACGGCGGCCGCATGGGCAACAACGCAACGACTGACGGCTGGACTTATCGGGGCCGTGGCCTTATCCAGTTGACCGGCAAGGCGAACTATCAGGCTGCGGCGACTGCGCTCAACGCGCCATTAGTCGAACAGCCGGACCGGGTTGCTGATCGCGACATGGCCGCACTGACTGCTGCCTGGTTCTGGTCGAAAAACGGATTGAACAAGCCGGCTGGTCTTGGCGACACCAAGGCAGTGACGCGCAAGATCAATGGCGGGCTGACCGGGCTTGCCGACCGCTTACAGCGGTATGAGCGGGCTGCAAAGGCACTCGGCGTATGATTCCGCCAGGGTTGTGGGGTTGGGTTGCAGCACCGGTATTTTCTGCCCTGGTTGGCGTATTGGCTTGGAGCGCCGGACACGAATCGGCGGATAGGTCCTGGTCGGTTCGCTGGGCAAAACGGGACACAGCTGATGCCCAAGCGCGCGAATCGGCTGAAGCTGCGGCCCGCAAAGCCGAAAAAGCGGAACGGGAAAAACTCGACGGCGTGAACCGTGAAGGGGAAAAACGAATTGAAGAAGTTCGCGGCCATGCTGCTGGGGTCTCTGCTGATAACGACCGGTTGCGCAAGCAAGTCGATAAACTACTCGCCGCCGATCGTGCCCGCTCAAGCTGCACCGCTGCCACCGGCGGCTCGGCCCCCGACAGTGCCGGCAATCTGCTCGCCGTCGTGCTCGAAAAATCTGTCGAGCGAAATCGAGAACTGGCAGCTTTTGCTGATCTTGCCCTGACCGCCGCCCAAACGTGCTGGGCGGCAGGCACTCAGCGTTAGACCCCACGCGGGCCTATGTAGCGCACACAGCCTTCAGAACGCACGAGGCGCTGGCGCATGTTGTCCAGGTGCTTACCGGACTGATAGTTCTGGCCCCAGACGATCAGCATCAGGAACACCAGCATAACGTCAGTGGCTCGCATGGCGTTTGAGCTCCGTCCGAACGATGTCGATAGTGCGCGGTGCATTGAAAACCAACCGGGCGCAGCGGCCCTGCATGGCGATCAACGCAACCGAAAGGTCCATGGACGGAGCAGGCGCGTTTTGTCCGAGGTGCAGCGTAAAGGCTGGGCCACCGTCGAAATGGATCATGGCGCGCCCGTTGACGGCGCTGATCAGGTTCAGGGTCAGCGAACGACCGGTGCTGTTATCAAACAGGTCGACGGACTGGCCGGGTTTGCGGGTCAAAATCAGATTACTCATTGCAGTAGAACTCCGGGTCGGTTTTATCCTGGCGCTGATCGTTCAGAGCCTCGGCGGTTTGGGCGCAGATCATTGGGCCGGCAGCGGTGAAGTAAGCTGCGAAGGCGACCGGCTTATTGCTGCCGGGGCTCACAGCCAGTAGGACGGCGGTCACCACGGCCGAGGCCGCTGCGCCAATCACTCTTGACGCTCCCAGTGGCCAGGTCGAGCGTGCATGCAGGGAAAAACACCGTCTATAACGATCTGGATTTCTTCGCCCTCATCATCAGTTATGGTTTTAAGCACTTCTGATCCAATAAATGGCGCTGCCTCGTAAACCCGACCGGGCGTGAGGTAGCTGCAATCCGCAGGTTTTCCGACAAGTTTGACTTTCATGACTACTGCTCCAGGGTTTTGAGCTGCCTCATCAGTGCGCATTCGCTCAAGTTGCGCAGACTCTACGGGCCGCCAGTTTCAAGGCCCGTAGCACGTTTCGGCGTTGAGCTGATATTATTCAGCCTTGAACACTGAGTCAACAGATATTTTAATCTTTGTGATAGCGCACACCTTCCCAGCCAGCGGCGCGGATCGGCCAGCCTCGCGCCCATGCGGGAACGTCGGTCAGGATGCGTTCAAATTCGCTCAGGGAACCGAAACCGTCAGGGACTTCGGCGGCAACTTCGTCATGCACGCGCAGCACGACCGGATAGCCGGCGGCCTCCAGGTTCACCACGGCATGGGCCATGATGTCGCGGGCTGTGGCCTGCACCACGTTTTCGAAAAGGCGACCGCCGTAGGTCTCCATGCGAACCCAGCCCCTGGGGCCCATTTTGGCGTTGGTGTTCCAGGTCATATACGTGAGGCTGTAGCACTCAACCCAGCCGTCGCGCTTGGCGCCGTACCAGAGACGCGGCTGGTGGTAGGCCATGCGCCGGCCACTCAGCAGCGTGCAGTACAGCACGTCGTCGATAACCTGGTACGTGATGCCGCGGTAGAAGAAACACTGACCTGGGCTGAGAACAGCCTGCACCGCGCAGCCCTCAAGGCCGAAAAACTCACGACTGGTCGGGCGCCACGGCACGCCGCGGTACTGGCCACCCCACATTTCCTCAAACGCCGGGCTTGCAGCGCGCCAGGCCATCCAGGTCTGATCCGCTTGGGCCTTGTCACCCTCATAGCCGAAAGCAAACAACGCACCGCTGAAGCCGCCAAAACCGAGTCCGAGCTCGCACGGCTTTCCGATCTTCTGCCGATCGGGGTGTTTCTTGCCGCCGTTTGCCATATACCAGTCGTAGCTGCGCCCGGTCACGCCGGCGGCTCCGTGCAGATAGATGTCCTCCTTGTTTCGAAACGCTTCAATGCGCCACTCTTCGCCGGTCAGGACGGCCGAAACTACCGCCTCAATTGACGAGTAGTCAGAGCAGATCAACCGATGGCCCTCGCGCGCGACCAGTAGTGACCGCACAATGCCGCTGATCGATAGCAGCGCGTCACCAAAGAACATTTCAAGGGCGTGCATTGATCGGGTTTGCAGAACTTCAAGAACCGGCTCGACACCCTCAAAGCACCAGCCCTTGTCACCTTCGACCGGGCTGACCTCGGTGCTGAAAGCCGCCGAGGCGTTACACCACGGGCACTGGTCGAAGTGCTTGGCGTAGGGCTTGCGACACAGCATATCGTCGCACCAGCGCAGATCCGGGCCAGCTTTTGGCAGGTTACCTGGCTGAACGTCGGCGTGGGTGTCGCGTCCAGTTCGCGCGCCGTGGTAAACGAACAGATCGCAAAGTCGCTCATCCTTGCTGGCGTGGTTAGCCATGGAGAAAACTTTCTTGACGCTAGCCGAGGCTGTCAAACCCCGAATTTCTAGCACGCGCCCGACTGGGTGCGGGTACTGGTCGCGCTGCTCATAAAGGAATTCGAGCTCTTCGGCAGCCAGGGACTTGACCGGCCGGCCATCGCTGCCGCATACCCCGTTATTCGCCAGCCACTCTACTAGTTTCTTGGCCTGACTGGTGCGCAGGCCGATGAGGTTGAACATTTCTTCATCATAGGCAGCGAGAACCTGGTTAACGATGGCAATGCAGTCGTTAACCGCCGCCATGTCGACGCCGATACCTCGGCGATTGATGCGCTGATCGGCCAGCCAATACGCCAGTTCGCCAGGTGGCAGGTCAGGGCAACGAACGCTGACTAACGCCTCAACGTGGCAGTCGGTTTCACAATAGGCGTCAAGCTTCACGGCATCGACAGGTTCCTCGGCGGGTAGCACGCGCCAGCGGGGGTCCTTTTTCGTCGGGTCCTTGGGCCAACTGAACAGCTTGAGCAGGCGTTTGCCCTCAGGGTCCTTTTGAGTTTCCAGCTTGAGCGCCGCGCCCACTTCGGCCAAGGCACCCGGCAGGCCGAACGCTCGGGATTTCGCGGAGCTGCACCGCCACTGGTTCGGCTGAACGGCGGGCCAGCCGTATTTAGGCGTGCACACCTGCTCCCAGATCGTCATTTCAAACCCGGCGTTGTGTGCCTCGATCAATTTGCCGCTGGCGATGTGGTCGAATAAATCCTGTGGGTTGGGCTGACCTGGTTTCCAGCCGCGCACGCCGTGGCCGTCCTTGAGGTCGTATTTAAACGTCAGCACTTCAGTAGACGGGTGCTCCGCGTAAGCCCGCACACCGATAACTCCCAGGCCCTTGCTGCCCTTTGCAGCGCCTGGGGGGCCGGTCCAATAGCCGAAGGGCTTTTTATCCGTCGGGCCGCACCAGCGAAAGCCGGCGGCGCTGTACGTTTCGAAGTCGCATTCGGCCAGTACGGTGCTGAAGGCGGGGCCTACAGGTACTTGGGTGCCGTAAAGCACGGCCGGTGGTGGAGGCGGCGGGGCTTGAAAATCAACCATGGTCAGGCCCCCAGAGAACTGAGCGTTTCATCGGCCCATTCAAGCAGCACTGATGCCGAGTGGTCACGACTCGAATACGCCGAGTCGTTTTCCGCGTAAATAGTCATGCAAAACTCGTTACTCCCTTCGGAATAATAAAGCGCATAGCCCGGCAACTGCGCCGCCCGGATCCGGTCATGGAATAGCCCTAAGAGTGCCCAGTCCATTATTCAAACTCCCGATAGAAAAACGGCCCCGTGAGGAGCCGTTGAAAATGTCGCCAGAAAATCAGCCGCGGGCGCGCAACTGCGCTTCGGTCAACACTTCGTTCTGAGCGTTGTAGAAGCTACCCGGAACGCCCGGGTGCGCCCACCAACCAGCAGGCGGGAAGGCAGCGGTCGGTGGGGCGGGGGGCGCCGGCGGCTCCATATACGCAGTGTGCGGTGCAGGCGGCGGGACCGGTGCTGCTGGAGCGGCTGGCGGTGCAGGGGGGCTAGGCGGGGCTGCCGGCGCAGCAGGCGCGACGGGGTGACGGGCACGCAGCTCGGCCTCGCTCAGCACCTCCTGACCCATGAAGAAGTAACCGGGCGCGGTAGGATGCGCGGCCCAGCCGACCGGTGGGAAGGGGCCGCCCGGCGCTGGGGGTACGCCTGGGGCGGCTGGCACACGAGCACCGCCGAATGCAGCTTTAACCTGGTCCTTGGCCATGCCGGCGGCACCGATGCTCAGGCGCGGAGCTTTGCCGTCGATAATCTGCACACCGTCAAGCCCGTAGTTCACGCCCTTTTGCTTGTTGTCGTAGGCATAGGCGTGTACGAGCAGACGAACGACCGAACCGTTGTACAGCTGTGGGCCGTAGGTCATCGGATTGAGCTCGGCGCCGTTGATATCGTACACAGGCGGAGCGCCCTGGATCGTGCCGGCGCTGAAGCAGACGCGGCCCGGCAGCTCAGGGAATTTCTCGGCGTCGATAGGGCTGATCGGATCGTTGCCTGGCTGGGAGACCGAAACGCCCTTTTTGTTGCTGTCGCGCAGGGCTTTCTGACGCAGCTCACGCAGTTCGGCAACTTCCGGCGCGTTCGGGTCAACGGCGATACGGAGGTTCCAGGACTGGTTGCCGGACGTCTCATTGACGTCAGGTTTGGTCACCGCTTCCCAGATGATTACGCCATCGCAACTGATAACGTGTGAATCGTCATGCCATGCCATTTATTTAGCTCCAAATGCTCGGCTTGCGAGCGTTTCTGTTTTCAATTTCAGGGCCTTTGAACCCTGCTTGGGCGTACTGTATTCGGCTATGAACTCAGTGTCAAAGCCTTTTTTCTTGAAGGCCGCCATGGCCTGCGTGGGGGTGATCGGCTCGGGTTTTTTGGCCAGTTTCACGCCAACAGCCTCGCCCATGGCCAGGACCTCTTCGACTGGGACCGCCCACTCCCGACCCTTGCCCGGATTGTTTTCAATGGCGAAATGCGGGCTGAATTCGCCTTTCCCGAGCTGGTACTCGACCTGCTCACTGAGCGCCGTTTCTGCGGCTTTGAGCTGTTCCAGTGCCGAGCGGACAAAGATCAACTCCCGCCCTGCTGCCTCAATTGGCATCTGCGCTGGCCAGGCGCGGGACACCCAGTCGATATTGGCCCCGGTGTTGCGCAAAAACGTAGGGCAAGCGCGCCGCCCCGGGCAGTCTCGGCAATGTGGGCCCAGCGACGGCCGGGCGCTGAGCGCATGGGTTACCGCCTCATCGGCTGAGCGCCGCATGCGGTCCCATAGCGGACGCAGGTTTTTACCCGTGGTTTCCCATGTCGAGGCCGCCGGCCGGTTGTGATAAACACGAGGCTGTTCGATGTGAAAAAACACCTTGGCGTTGTCGATTTGGGTCTCGCTCAACTCCAGTCGTTCAAATTCCCCGAACGTGTACGCCGCCTGTTGTAGGTTCTCGAACGGCGTGACGGACCGGTGGCCGAACTTGTAGTCAACGTTGTGGTACTCGCCGCATTCTTCTAGCAGGACGATCGAGGCGTCGGGCGTACCGAACATCAGGCGATGAATCCCGTTCATCGTCAGCCGCTCTTCAAGCCGGACGCGACTCATGGCTTTATGAGGGTTGGCGATGGCAAAAACCCGATTTACGAAGTCCCGGCCCGCGTCGATCATTTCCTGCGTGACCATTACGCCTTCTGGGCTCAGCTCACCGACCGTCGGGACGTGGGTTTTAATCATCGAGTACCAGACCCAATGGGCCGCCGTACCTTCCGGCCCTGCCGGATCTTCGCTCAGGGCTGGGTATGCCTCGCTCAAAGCCACCGACAGGGGGCACGGAGCCCACCTGAAAGCGCTTGAAGGGGCTAGGCGGCTATGCGCGCTCACTCGCCACCGGGCAGGGCGACGGTATTGACGGCGTCGAGCAGCTCTTGCGCCAGTTCGGGTTTCGTTTTCACCAGGTTCATGAACTCGGGCAGGCCTTTGAGGCCGACCATTTCCAGCGCCATGTCCTGTTGTTCTTGCGGCAAACGGTTGTTCTTTTTCAGCTCGGTGATCAGCTTGAACACCGTGGCGGCCGTCGGGCCTGCTGGCGCCTCGGGCGCAGCGTCAACAACTGGAGGCGGGGGTGGCGGCGCATCTGCACCCGGCGCTTGGACAGGTGGCGGCGGTGGGGGCGGAACATCGCCAGCGCCAGCCGGTGCAGTCGTCGAAGCATTCGCAACCACAGGTGGCGGTGGAGGGGTTTCGGATGAAGCAGCGTTTCCCAGAGCCGCACGCAGCTCAGCTTCGATACCCGGCACGATGTCTTTATTCACACCGCGCAGGGCCTTCCAGCTTCCGTCCTGGTTCTTGCCTTTGGTGCTTGCATGGATACGGGCGTCCCACGGTAACCCGTTAACGTCCAGATCGCCGGAGTCGATATTCTGCGCGTCCGGGGCAGGGGCAACCGGTGGTGGAGGCGGGGTCGAACCCGGCGAGGCACCAGGCGCATCGGGCCGTGCGTTTCCCTCAACGGCCGGCAGTTTCTGCGGGGCTACGGTTTCAGCAACGGCGCCCAGAGTAACTTCAACACCCGCCATGGTATTGAGGAACGCCGCAAGGGCTTTGAGAGTTTTCGGCGGCTCGTTTTCCGGATCGATCAATTCGATTTTGAGGGTCATTTTTACTACCTGAACGGTGGGTGATGGTTGACGACAGGGCGAAGATTATTCAGACTTGCACACAATGTCAACCGGGAATTTTTCAATGAGCGCGTTTGATTTCAAGGCGAGCCTAATCGCCAGCGCAGTGCGTAAAACAGTGTCGCTGCGGCCTTATCAGTTGAAAGCCGAACAGGCGCTATATCTTGAATGGGACGTGGGGCACAAAAACGTCCTTGTGGTGATCCCAACGGGCGGGGGCAAAACTCGGCTCATCGCTTCGGTGATTTCCCGGCATGTGGGCGGGGCCTGTATTTTCGCACATCGCAAGGAACTGGTGGCGCAACTGGCCGGTACGCTGAACGAATTCGGGATCCCGTTTCGACTGATCTGCGACCCTAAAGACCGTAAAGCAATCATCGCCGGGATTCTGCGTAAACAGGGCGTTTGCTATCACGACACGAACGCCGCGGTATCCGTGGCCAGCGCCGGCACCCTGTGGCGGATCCCGAAAGGCAAGAACGCGGCGCAGTATCGGGCGTATTTCGCATCGGTCACGCTGTGGGTATGCGATGAGGCGCATCACCAGCAGGCGGAAGGTGACGGCTCGGGCAAGGGCAACCAGTGGGCCAAGTGTGTGCAGGCGTTCCCGCACCCGAACCTAAAAGGCCTGGGCGTCACCGCAACACCGGCGCGATCGGACGGCGGCGGCCTGAGCCGGGAAACGGACGGCATGTTCGATGCCATGGTGATGGGCCCAACCCTGGCCGACCTGTTTGAAGACGGCTATCTGTGCCCCTACGATAAAATCTGCGTGCCCTGCCGTGTCGACTACGACCACATCGACGTGGGTGCAAGCGGCGAATTCGTTCAGGCAAAACTCGTTGCGGCGGAGGACGCAGACGAGGGACTGGTGGGTGATATCGTCGATAACTATCACCGTTTCGCGCCCGGCCTGAAAGGTATCTGTTTTGTTTCCAGTGTCGCCAAGGCTGAAGAAACCGCCCGGCGTTTCCGCGAATCAGGGGTGCCGGCGCTGGCGCTCAGTGGCGACACCGAAGACGATATTCGGGATGCAGCTAAAGAGGACCTGGAGTCGGGCAAGCTGATGATGCTGGTGAACTGCAACCTCTACGGCGAAGGCAACGACCTGCCGGCGGTAGAAGTGGTGATTCTGGGCACAGGTACGGCCAGTCTGCCCCGGTTCATGCAATGGGTCGGCCGCCTCTATCGCCTGTTCCTGCACAAATGGCAGTGGGTCGGGTACGACGAAATCACGGCGGCCGAACGCCGCCAGCGCATCGCCGAAAGTCCTAAGCCGAAAGGCGTGTTGATCGACCATGGTTCCAACATCGTTCGCTTCAACGGGCCGCCCGAGGCACCACACCGTACCTGGCAACTGGGTCGGTCATCGAAGAAATCCAAAGCCGGCGAAACGGTGCCCTACCGCGTGTGCGCGAACCCCGGCCTGCGCCTGGCCAACCCCGACGGCCCGACCTGGGAGGCGTTCAGGGCAATCGGCTGGACGAACAACGCCATGCTAAGCGCCGGCCATTTACTGGAATCGCCGCTGCCGTGTGCGCAGCCCTACGAACGGGTTTTCAAGGCGTGCCCCCACTGTGGATTTTTCCCCGAGCCGATCAGCCGTACGGATCCTGAACACGTCGACGGCGACCTGACGCTGTTGACCGAAGAAATGCTGCAAGAGTTGTACGCCAGCGTGCGCGAGAAAGTGCCGACGCTTGAGGAATATCAAACCTGGTTAGCGTCAAGAAAAGTGCCGCAAATCGGATATGCCGCGCAGTCGAACCGGCACCGGGCGCACTTGGCCGAAATCGCACACCTCAAATGGGTAATGGCCATGTGGGGCGGCTGGCGTAAACAGAAAGGCGATGACGACTCACAAATGCAGCGCCGCTTCTACCACCTGTTTGGACTTGACGTGATAAGCGCCCAGGGTCTCGACGCTGGCGCGGCGGTCGAACTGCGCGAACGGATCGTCAGTAAATTAAGCCTTGACGGCGTGTCCATGCCCGAATACATTGCGGCTGTAAATTAAACGAACCGGAGTAAATGAAATGACCGATTACCGGAAGACCTATCCGACCAGTCCTGCCGCCGCCCGAGTTGAGGACGCCGAAAAAGTTATCCGCAGCTTTATTCAACAGGATCGAGCTGAAGGTAAAGAACATCCCTTGCTGGATAGCGTTTACGTCCCTCGGGCCTTTGAAGGAGCGCGGGAACTTCAAGACCTTTGCCACGGCCTTGCCGCCCGCTCCGGTTGGTGGACTTCGCGCCTGACTGGAAAGCCCCTCGATCTGACGCAGGTGAACATCGGTGAAAAACTGATGCTGATCGTCAGCGAAGTCGCCGAAGCGATGGAAGGCGATCGCAAAGACCTGATGGACGACAAGCTGCCGCACCGCAAGATGCTCGAAGTCGAACTGGCGGACGCCCTGATCCGTATTTTCGACCTGGCCGGTTTTCTGCAACTGGACCTGGCCGGCGCGACGATTGAAAAACTGGCGTTCAACCAGGAGCGCGCAGATCACAAGATCGAAAACCGCAACGCACCAGGCGGGAAGGCGTACTGATGACACCGGCCTGCCGAAAATGCGGGAACCGTGAAGTGGTGCGCCTCAGCACCCTTCAACGGGTTCATTGCACCGATTGCAATACCGAAACGCCCTGGCTGCTCAAAACCGATCAGGCGCCGTTGATAAACTCGAACCGTGGAGACCGTAGAAATGTGCCTGATCAGTGACTGGGCAAACCGCCGGCGGATTCCTGCCGACGCCCTGGCCGAGCTGTTCGGCCTGTTGGGCTATGAGCCTGACGTGCCGGAAACCTGCCAGGGTAAAGAGGAATCCTATGTGCAATCAATGATTCGCCTGGCCGCGGCGGCGCAGGCATATAACCTGGGTCGCAACAACCGCGGCGCCCTGCCGAACGAAGCCGGGGTGCCGATCCGTTTCGGCTGGCTGAACGATACTGCCGCGCTCGACAAGGTGTGCAAAACCGGTGACCTGATCGGCTACCAGTCGGGATGGTTTCGGGACTTCGAGACCTTCGAGCCGGTCAAGGTGGCAGTGTTCGCGATGGTTGAGTGCAAGAAGGCATCCTGGTCGGGCTTCAACCCCAAGGACAAGCGCGAGACAGCGCAAAACCGTGCGATCCAAATGGTACTGGCTGGCGGCGGGATTGCCTGTTTCAGCACCGGCCAGTTGCCGGCAGGCGTTCGGTTCCCAGCGTTGACTAATGAGGTGCCGATGTGACCATTTACCTCACGCCCTACGACCCGGCCGACGAACGCAAGCGCTGCACGGGCCCCAGCGAAGATATCGGGGTGCCAGACTTCGAGTCGGCAATCGACCTGTTCGGGACGGACTGGATCGAGCGCCTGCCGCGGTGCATCACCTATGCCGATTTTGCTGTCAGCGATTTCGTGTTGAGTCGGCAGCCGTGACCGCGTTTTACAATGAAATCGACCCCTATGCGGCGCAATGGCTGCGCAACCTGATTGCCGCCGGGCACATCGCACCTGGGGTTGTCGACGAACGATCAATTCAGGATATCCGACCGGATGAACTCGCAGGTTTTACCCAATGCCACTTCTTCGCTGGGATCGGCGTCTGGAGTCTCGCACTCCGGCGCGCAGGTTGGCCAGACGACCGGCCTGTTTGGACCGGATCCTGTCCTTGCCAGCCTTTCTCCGCGGCAGGCGCGGGAGCTGGGTTTTCTGATCCACGCCACCTGTGGCCAGACTTTGCCTGGCACATCGACCAGTGTCGCCCTGCAGTCTTCTTTGGAGAACAAGTTGCGAGTGATGACGCAGGCGCTTGGCTCGACCTTGTACACACTGACCTGGAAGCCATGGGTTACGCCGTTGGGGCCATCGCGTTCCCGTCTGCGGGCGTCGGCGCGCCGCATATCCGAGATCGGATCTATTTTGTCGCCAGCGGGCTGGCCGACGCCTGCGGCCAGCGATCACAAAGGTGGCTACCAGGGGGGCAGGATCCGCAACGGCAAGCTTTCAACCGATCGCTTGGATGTCTGCGCGCAGATAGCGACCGGGGGGCGGTTAACGGTTTCTGGAGGGGCGCAGACTGGTTGGTCTGCCGCGACGGGAAACAACGTCCAATTGGACCCGGGATTGAGCCGTTGGTTAATGGGGCTGCCGCCAGAGTGGTGCGCGCTCGCTCCTACGGAAACGCCATCAATGCTCAAGCGGCGCAAGAGTTCATAGCGGCGTACCTTGACGCAGTGTGCATAAGCGAATAGTCTAGCGGCATATTTCTAATAGCGAGTTTCTATCATGATCCCGGATTCGGCGATTAACGACGCGGCCGTTCGGGTAGCCCGGCAGGTCGGTTACCGCAACGTCACGCGCAAGCTACTGGCCGAAGACCTGGCAAAAGCCGGCTTTTCGTCCGGGCAGACTAAACTGGTCCACAACTACCTGGTCAACTCAGGGTCCATGCGTGACGTGATCGCTTTTTTGGTGCGCAATCGTGAACGCCTCGCGCTCGTACCCGGCGATCGGGTGCCCAGTGCCAACGCCAATTACTGGAAGGAGTACGATCGGGCCGATCTGCTGGACCAGGCCTACCGCATCGCAACGACTGAAGGTCTGTTGAACCTGACGATCCGCAAGGTCGTGCGAGCAAGCGGCTTCAGCGCCGGGACGATCCACAACTATTTCGCTGATCTGGAAGGCCTGCGGGATGAAGTGGTGCGCGAGGCGATCAAGCACGAAAACCTGCGGGTGCTGGCCGTGGCGCTCGTTCGCCGTGACCGTGAAGTGACCGCGCAAATCCCCGATCACTTGCGACAAGCGGCGTCAAAATCGCTTGCATAGTTGTTCAAGCCCGAATAACCTAACCCCTGTCCTCTAACAGATACAGGGGTTTTTTATGACCGCGATATTCCCTAAACCGCTGTGCGCACCACGCAAACGGTTCTCTACCGAACAGGTCGCCCGCGCGGCAGCTTACCGGGCTCAGCGCCTGGTCGAGCCTTGTCACCACTGCAACGGATGGCACCTGAAATGACCCTGGTTATCGCTGCAACCGGCCATCGGCCGGACAAACTCGGGGGCTATGGCTCGGACGTCCACCGCCGTTTGGTCGAACTGGCCGCGCGGTACTTGGACCTTGAACAACCCACATGCGTCATTTCAGGCTTGGCCCTGGGTTGGGACCTGGCGTTCGCTGATGCGGCGCTGCTCCTGGGCCTTCCGGTGCACGGCGCCGTACCATTTGAGGGCAACAATCCCGTTGGCCGAAGCGCTCGCAAGATCAATGGCAGCGGATCGTAAACGCCTGCGCATCAGTCACCATCGTTTCACCTGGCAGCTACCACGTTGAGAAAATGCAGATCCGCAACGAATGGATGGTTAACCGGGCGCACCGCATGTGCGCGTTGTGGGACGGCTCAAACGGAGGTACTGGTAACTGCATCGGATACGCCATGCAGAACCCCAATGTGCAGATCGACAACCTGTGGCGGCAATGGCTGGAGCTGAATCGATGAACGCTCAAACACCCCTATTGCGTGACCGTGAAGGTCAGCCTTTCGCCGGTACAAAAGCCGAACTGGTCAAGCATAACAACAAGTTGTGCAAACGTGCATCACGCGCCAAGGCCTATCCAACTCTGGAACTGCCATTGCCCAAGGGTCTGGGCGAAGCGCTGTATCGAATCTGTCAGGCGGGCAGGTTTGAAGACCCGCGCGAGGCAGTCAGTCAGTTGATACTCGGCGCTGATCGGATGATCGACCGTGACCGTCCCGGTTTTGATGAGCTTATTAAAGTGACCGTCACTATTGGTGACTTGGATAAGTGGCTGCCGATGATCGGTTTGCCGGTCGAGGATGAAACCGATTGACACGATGTGCAAGGTCGAATAGCCTAACCTCCGTAACCCAAGGAGTTTGTTTAATGGCCACTATCGCCGAGCAGGTTCGGTTGGAAAAAGACCCGTACCGGGCATCGATTAACCGTTTTGAAATTCGGACTTACGATCGCTGCGAACGCACTGTTACGTTTGTGTTCCGGGACGAAAGCCGCCTGGTTTTTTATATTACCTATGAGGTTCGACCCGATGATCAGCGATAAAACCCTGGACGAAACGCTGCTGGAAATGACGCGGTGCATGAATGCCTTGCAGGCGCTGCGCGAAGAGCGAAAGGGCGAAGCGCGCTATTGCCCAAAATTCGAATGCCCGCAGCATCGCCGGCGTCGTCTGCCCGGCAGCGGCTCCGTTTGCGAGCACTGTAATACGCACCTGGCTACCGACACTTCAGGGCCGAAACTTCACGCCGCCGTCAAGCGCGCAAGCCTCGACCTGACGCGTAAACTGGCAGATTTGAGGGCTGGACGATGAAAAAAGTAGAAATGGCGCACGTTGTGAAGGCGCACCTGGAAGTACGCGGCTGCCCGGTGCTGACCAGTAACCAGTGCCACTCAATCGCTGTGAACATTAACGATCAGATCGCCGCCGCCCCGCAGCCGCCAGCGCTCGGCGGGGATCTGGAAGTCAAGCGCTGGGAGCCCCGCAATACCGCGCTCGGTTACGACATGCAGCCGCGAGAGGATGGTTCTTTCGTGCTGTTCGATGCCTACGCCGTCCATGGCGCCCGGCTACAGGCCGAGGTCGAGCGGCTCCGAGGCGTCGTCGGGCAGGCACACATGGCTCTGATCGGCTACCTACCGGGCCATCGCAATGACGTGACGGACTCAGCAATCGCCGCTTGCGGCGCAGCACTGGCCGAGGGCGCGAAGTCCGATCCGCAAGGCTGCAACGAATGCACGCACCCCGAATGCGGTCGTTATGAAGGGCCTCAAAAAGTCGAATGCCGGGCGATGGCCGATAACGCCTGTGCCCGGCCTACTGCCGAGGGCGCGAAGTCATGAGCGCCTACATAACCACCGACGATAACGACGGCGACGAAGTGGAATGGACGTGGGGCCAAAAGCCCGAGGATAGTGAAGATGACTGACACACAGAAAGACACAGTGAGCGTGTCGCGTGAACGCTTCGCAGCATGGGCGGAACGCCTTGAGCTTGCAGATAGCGGATTCCCCGGATCGGTTCCTTTCCTGCCCGAGCTGCGCGCCATCCTCGCCCAGCCAGCCGAGCAGCAGGATGAGCCGGTGGCGTGGCTCGATCTGGAAAAACTGAAACCGGGCGGCATGGCGTATGCAACCGCAATGAAAGTCAACCATCGGCAGGTGCCGCTCTACCGCCGCCCTGCCGCTCAGGCGGTGAAGACCGAAGATCAGGAACAAGCCTCGTTCGTTGAGTGGGCTAATTCCGAGTACGGTATTACTGACGGGTATGAGCTGAATCTTAAAAATGTGGACTTGGTCCAAAACCGCAAGGGCTGGATGGCCCGCGCCAATCTCGAAACTGGGACAGCTCAGGCGGTGAAGTTGCCGAAGCGGATGCCTACCGGGAATATCACCGTGCCGCACCATGACTTACCGCCGGGCGTGCGCGAGGGTTGGAACCCGTGCCTCGACGCAGTAGCCAAGCTCAACGGTATCGAGCCATGACTGCATTCAAACAGGAAGATATCGACCTGGCGCTAAAGATGCGGGACCAGGGAATAAAGTGGACTGAAATCGAGAAGGCCACTCGAAAGGGGATCTTGCAGGCGATCAGCTATCGCCGATTGCGTGGCTACATGACGCACAAACAGGGCCACTTCCATTGCGAGGGATGCAAAACCCTTATCCATTGCCGGCGTTATTTCTGTAGCGCTTGCGGGCGGATAACGCCGCACGGCAAATCCGTACGATAGCCCCTTAGCCGGGGCTTTTTAATGCCTGATATAAATCACCTATTGGCCTTTTCTAGTCGTTATAGGTTAGTTTATGTCCCAATTGACCGGAGTGACGCCTAATGCCTACCCCCCTTTCCGCCCAGCAGCTTGCTGATGTGCTGGCGATCAGCGTAAAGACCGTGCACCAAATGACCCGCGACGGCCAGTTGCCACACTACCGAATCGGCGCTGGCACCATCCGCTACACCCTTGAAGACGTGCTGGCCCGCACTGCCGTCAACCAGCACCCCGATGACGAAGCCGTGGACCGTTTCGCCGCTGCGATGCACGCCAAGATGGCAGCGGCTCGGGCGAAGGGGAAAGAGGGCTGGGACGACCCGGAGCGGTGCACGGACGATCGGCTGTTGAACCTGCTGAACGCCGGGTATCTGGCCCGTGACTGGGTCGACGTTGCGAACTACGCCATGATGCTGTGGGCGCGGGGTGCGAAATGAGCCTGTTTCAGTGCTACGAATGCGGGTGTTGTGAAAATACCGCCCTTTGCGATTTCTGGTCAAACATGTGCGATGCCGAAGCCCGTACTTTTCGCGGGGTTGCTAGCAAATCGTGGATGCTCTGTTCTGCCTGCGACCCTAAGCTTAAAAAGTGGCACGGCGAATTTGATCGGGTTTTTCTACCGAAATCAGCTTTTCACACGAACGGCTCCGGCAACCTTCAGCACACCGACTCAGGCAGTACCGCCTTTCGGGACTTCGCTCTATGACCCAATCAACCATGCACCAGTGGGCCCGGTATTACGCTGGTCTGGGCTGGCACGTTTTCCCGCTCGTGGCGGGCACCAAGTCACCTTTCAAGGGCTCCAAGGGCTCGACCGAAGCAACGACCGACCTGGCGCAGATTGATGCGTGGTGGACCGCGCACCCTGACGCGAATATCGGCACGCGGCCATCCGCCGGCGGGCTGTACGTGTTCGATGTCGACCCGCGTAACGGCGGCGATCAGGATTACGCAGCGCTGTGCGCCATGCACGGCGAAATCGACAGTTACCTGCGGGTCAATTCACCGGGCGGAGGTTTTCACCTCTATTACGCAGCGCCGCAGCGCGCCGATGCGACTTACCTGAGCCAGCCTAGCGGTCTGGTCGGCGGTAGTGGGATCGACGGCAAGTACAACGGCTATGCGGTGTTGCCCCCTTCCCGGCACCCGAACGGCGGCCTGTATGCCTGGGACGAAGGCGTGCTGCCGTCTCAGGAATCTGCAACCCCGATCCCGCAATGGCTGATCCAGGTTCGCGCACCCCGCCCGCAGCGCCAAGCAACCGATTATGCCGGTGACCTGAACGACGTTGAGCGGATCATGCAGGCGCTGGCCAACCGGGACCCCGAGGATTATCACAGTTGGCAACAGGGTATCGCATCTATTCGGCACTGGGAGGATCACACTGAAGGCGCTGAGGGCGTTGGTTATGAACTGGCCCGACAGTGGTCCGAAACGTCGCCCAAGCACGACGACGGGGCGTTCGAGGACAAGTGGAACAGTCACGACAGCTTCAAGCCAGGTGCGCGTGGGCTGGGTTCGCTGTTGCACGAGGCCGGTATGACTGCTGCCCAGCGCGTTCCGGTCGATGCCGCTGCGGCTTTCACGACATTTCCGCCGGCGGTCACCGCTGCGGCACCGCGCCCTATCGACTGGACGACGACCGCCGTGCCGTTGTTCAAAGGCTGCACGGACCCTGTCGACGTCCTGGCCGAACTGCAAAACAGCGATACCCGCGATTTCTCTGCGCGCTGGGCGGCCGGCGATGTGGGTACCCTGATCGATGACTTGTGCTGGAAGGCCGGCGGCAACTGCCAGGTGGTGCTGGACGCGCTGTGCATGCACCCGAGCATTGGGCCAAGTGGTGACACGCCGGAACTGCGCGCCTGGATCGCTCACAACTGCGCAACCCGAACGACCTGGGCAACCGTTGGCCGCCTCACCGCCGAACAGGTGGCTGCCGGTTGCGAACGCATCGAGGTCGACGATGGCAAGCTGGTGGCCGCCGAGCGCGCCATCATCAAGGCACTGCCGGCGTTCCCGAACCTGTTCCAGCGTAATCAGCAGCTGGTCAGCGTCCTTCCGGATGGGCGAATCCTGAAACACACGCTCAACACGATCGCTTCCGAAGTCGAGACGCATATGCGGGTCGAGAAGGGCGGCAAGGGTCAGCCGGCGAAGTTACCGGGCGAGCTGATGCGGCGTGTGGTCGAACGCGAGTGGTTCCCGGGCGTTGGCGAAATCAAAGCGGCCGTGCCCCTGCCGGTGGTGCGTGCGGATGGGTCTGTGGCGTCAGAAGAGGGGCTGGACGAACGCACCGGCCTCTATGTGCTCAAGGGTGCCGCCCGCGCGCCGCGGTTACTGGACACACAGGGTATGGCGGATGCACTGGCCAGGGTATGGGCGCCGTTTGCGGAATTCCCTTTCGCTGATCAGTCGGCCAAGGCGGTGTGCCTGGCTGCGATGTTCACTGCCGTTTGCCGGCCAGCCCTGGTTACCGCGCCTGCCTTCATCGTCAACGCTCAGACGTATGGCACGGGTAAAACCCTGCTATCTACCGCGCTGCTGTCTCTGACCGGTTCAGACGTCAGTATCTCGGCGATCAGCAGCGACGGTCAGGAGCAGGCAAAGCAATTGACGGCCATTCTGGATGAGGGGCCCCTGGCGGTGATGTTCGACAACGTGAAAGGGTTCCTCAAGGACTCCAGTGATTTCTGCATGGCGTTGACTTCACCTGTCTACAAGGGCCGGCTTCTTGGCCAGTCGAAAATGCTCAAACTGCCGAACCGTGCGGTCTGGGTACTGAACGGCAACAACGTGGGTGTATCTGGGGACGCCGTTCGCCGCATCTTGCCGATAAACCTAAACAGCGATGAAAACCCCGAGTTGCGCAAGCACGCCTTCGACCCGGTCCAGGTGATTCGTGAAGGGGTTGAAGCGCTGCGTGCGGACCTGGTCGATCTGCTGTCGACCTATTCGGTTTACGGGCGCCAGGCGACCCGTGCCGGGATGGGGGGTTATGCATCGTTCGAGGACTGGAATGGGCTGGTGCGCGGTGCAGTGGTATGGCTGGGCTGGGGTGACCCGATTCAGGAAATGCAGGCGCAGCAGGATGCGGACCCTGAGGTGCAGAAACTGGAGCTGTTCATGCTGGGGTGGGAGCAGAGGTTTCCCCAGGGCGGGGAATTCACGCTACACGAGCTACAGCACTTGCCTGTTGACGCTGTCGGCCACCCACTATGGCTTGAAGCGATGGAGCTGATCAACGTCGACCATCAGGGCCGGATCAACACCCAGCGGATGGGGTGGTTCATGCGGTCAATGAAAGGCAGGGCGCTGGGCGGCAAAAAAATAGTCGGAAAAATGGACGGTCATCGACGAACGCGCTGGAGTCTGGAGAAATTATAAAATTAGCCCCGCCTTTGAGCGGGGTTTTTAATTTCTATAAATCGTAAAATTTATAATGAATCACTGCTGTCCGATATAAATTTATAATAGTTGTGCGACATGCGACATGGTTTGCGACATACAGTGCGACATGGTTTTGAGTATGTCGCATCGCTGAGAGCCTTTAAACCCGGAGCTTTCGGGAACCTATGCGACATAGGCGACATACTTTTAAGTTAAATGATTGTAATAATTATAAGGCGTTGCGGGCATGACGCCGGTGGCGCTGGGCTGCGCGGCCACGGCTGGGGCTGCGGGAGACCGAAAACATGTCGCATATCGCGCATATGTCGCATATCGCGCACTTTTTTCAACAGAATCAACAACTTGCGACATGCGACCATGGTTGCGACACCCCTAAAAACCATGCGACATAGATTTGAGTGTCGAAATTATAAAATTTTAGGGATTTATCGCCGGTCGGGGCGCACGGCCGTTCAGCGCCAAGCACCTTAAAGAATGGTATATTCGACCCTAACTACACCGACTAAAGGCACAAGGCGATGGCCGAGTATGCTGACCGCTTCAACGAGCTGAACGCTCGTGAACAGGAGTTGATCCTGCGTTACGAGGAGACGCTCGACCCCTATAACAGCGCACTGGCCGCAGGCTACGAACGCTCGGTGGCGAGGACCTGTGCCTACAGCTGGTTCAAGCAACCGCACCTCAAGCCGGCCTTCTACCAGACGGCGATGTTCCGCAAGGCCAAGCGCCTGGAACAGCACCACGTCACCGCTGAGGAGCTCAAGCACCGGGTCTGGCTGATCGCTACTGCCGATCCAGCGGAACTGGTCACGCACGTCCGTAGGGGCTGCCGGCATTGCCACGGCGAGGGATTCGGCTACCAGTGGAAGGAGCACGAATTTGAGGCTGCACTGGCCAAGCATGACAACAACCCCAAGGACTGCCCGATGCCCGACTGGGGCGGGGGTATGGGCTTTCGGTCCCTGGCCGACCCTAACCCCGATTGCCCGTACTGTGAGGGTCAGGGACATGAAGAGGTTATGCCGACCGACTTCCGGGACCTGAGCGAAGCCGGCAGGGCGCTGTACAAGGGCATCAAGCCCACGAAGTTCGGCTATGAGATTCTGATGCACGACCAGCACGCCGCCCGCCTGTTCTACGCCCAGCTGACCGGCGCTATCGTCGATCGCAAGGAACTGACTGGCCGGAACGGCGAACCCCTGGCCGCCTTGCCGACGACCATTACCCTGGTGGCGGCTGAATGACGAACGCCGTGGTGAAACTTCCGCCTAAACTGGTGTCGATATTCGCCCCGGCCAGGGGGTCGGTGCAGTACCGCGGGGCGTGGGGCGGTCGGGGGTCAGGCAAGTCGATGAACTTCGCCAAGATGGCCGCGATCTGGGGCGTCGTTTACCCCCTGCGCGTACTGTGCGTGCGCGAGATTCAGGCGTCGATCAAGGAGTCATTTCACGCCGAGCTGAAGGCAGCCATTGAATCCGAGCACTGGCTGGCCAACGCCTACGATGTCGGCAAGGATTATTTGCGCAGCAGGGTCAACCAGACCGAATTCCTGTTCAAAGGGTTGTATTCGAACCTGACCAGTGTCAAGTCCACGGCTAAAGTCGGTCTGACGATCGTTGAAGAGGCGGAGGACGTCAGCGAGGAGGCATGGCTGGCCCTGGAGGCCACGGTCCTGCGTGAGCCGGATTCGGAGCTCTGGGCGCTGTGGAACCCGAAGCTCGAAGGCTCACCGGTCGACAAGCGTTTCAGGGGCTCGGACACCGAACCGGCCATGTACCCCGGCGCCCTCATCGCCGAAATGAATTACCGCGACAACCCGTGGTTCCCTGCCGGCCTGGAAACCCTGCGCCTGGCTCAAAAAACATCGCTCGATAAGGAGACTTACGCCTGGATCTGGGAAGGGCAATATCTCAAGAAATCCAAGGCGTCGATTCTCGGCCACCACTGGGATGAGGGGGTGCGGTTTCCAGACGATACGTGGCTGGGCCCATACCACGGCCTCGACTTCGGGTTTGCGCAGGATCCAACGGCAGCCGTCCGGTGCTGGATCAGCCCCGACGAAACCGAGCTGTACATCGACGCCGAGGCGGGCCAGGTCGGATTGGAGCTCGACGACACAGCTAAATTCGTCAAGGAGCGCATACCGGGCATCGAGAAACACCAGGTTGTCGCCGATAGCGCACGGCCTGAGTCGATAGCCCATCTGGCGCGCGCGAAGGGCCCGAACGGCCTCAACAAGGACCACTATTTGCCGTACATCGAAGGCGCCGTGAAGGGCCAGGGCTCGGTCGAAGACGGCCTGGACCACCTCAAGACCTACAAAATCATCGTGCACCCGGCCTGCCCCAAGACACAGGAAGAGCTCAAGAAGTACAGCTACAAGGTCGACAGGCTCACAGGCGAGGTGCTGCCGATTATCGTCGACAAGTGGAACCACTACATCGACGCCCTGCGCTATGCACTGGAGAAAGTCATGAAGGCCAAGGGCAACATGCTGGGTATTCTGCTGAAAAGGCGTTGACACGGGCGCTAAGGGCGGATAAGTTAGCGCCTGTCGATGAGGCTGCTGCAAAGGATATGAGGCTCCGAGGCTTAGAGCTGTAAACGCCTTGCAGGGTGCCGAACAACTGCTATTCGGCGATCGACAAACACGCAGCCGTAGCTCAGATGGTCAGAGCGCCCGCCTGTCACGCGGGAGGCCGAGGGTTCGAAGCCCTTCGGTTGCGCCAACTTGAAACACCGCACACGCTGACTTCGGTCAGGTGGGTTTCTCTCAAGGCAATGCGGTATAGCCCTTGAGCTGTCCTAGGCAGTAGCAGCGCCGTTATCGTCTGGCGCGGTAGGCCCCTAGGAGGTAAACGATACGCTGGCCCGGCGTAATGGGCACATTTTATGGGTTCGCCTGGCTAGGGCTTTGACGTTTGCAAACCGGAAAACGGCGTCAAGGTGAGAGGTTCAAATCCTCCACGTTTACCCACCGAAAAAGACCGCGGAAATGACGGGCTCCATAACCCAATCCATGAAAGCGGCAGGCGTAGCAGAATGCGCCGGTAACGTCGAACGAAGCTAGAAGGCTCGTTTTCTGCACCTGAGACCCGGCAGCCTTCTCACCTGCCCAGCCCGCACACGCGGAACCTATAGCCCTAAGCGCTCGAATGCCGGCACGGACTACATCGCAAACGTCCAGCCACTACTTGTCGAGCGCTTAGGGGTGTAGGTGAAAACCTGACCCAGCAGGTGCCGAAACAGACCTGGGAAGCCATGACGGCCACCTGCACAAGCGCCAGGGGTGTTAATCGGAATAGGCATCCGAGCATCAAGGCCAGTCGGCCGAGGGCTTCGCCCCATAGCCCCAACCCTTAACCGGCGCGGGGCTTTTTATTGTCCGCTTGACCACAGTGGCGAGCCCGCATATGCTTCAATTGTCTAGTTTGAAATGTGTTAGTGCCACGCATGGTTCTGCATCGGCTGTAAAAAGCGAGAAGGTTCTACGCCCTGGTAAGTGAAGGCCGAATCGCCAAGCCCCAACCCTTAACCGGTGCGGGGCTTTTTATTGCCCGCTTGACAGAATGCCTAAGCCCGAATAGCCTGTGCGGACGTTAACCAAACAGGTGATAAGGCGATGGAAAAAGCACAGTGGGACCCGAAATTTTTGATCTGGGCAGAGGCAGAGCTTCCCGACGTAGTGAGGGCTCTCGACCTGGGCAACCCCGAGGCACAGAGGGCACTGTCAGTGGGCGGGCACGCCTGGATCGCCGCACGCGCTACTCCGCTGGCCCTCCCGGCCCGCACCGAAACCCTGCCCACTGGTGACGCCTTCGCGACCGAACGGGCTAACGGCCGCAACCAGGCGCTGAAAGAGTGCGCCGCCATGCTCAAGGCTCAGGGCTTTAAGGTGGTGGGCTATGAGTGACCATAACCAGGTGCCCGAGCAGTTTGAAGAAGCGGTCAAGCGCGCTGCCGTCGAGCACTACGGGTACGGGCGGAGTGACGCCTTGTTAAAGACGCTGCTGGATCGCAATCGCAACGGGCGTTTCGCGGTCGATTGGGTGAACGGCTTCCTGTTTGCCCGGCAGGCATCGCGCCAGGCGGTTGTCGTGGAGCTGCCGAATCGTCCGTATGCCTCCGAAGAAGATCAAGAGCAGATGACGGATTACGAGATGGGCCTCGGCCATGGCGGCTGCGAATTGTGGGACAAAATTAAGGGGGCCATCGAGGCCCAGGGTCTGCGCTGCGAGGTAAAATCCTAATGCCCCTGTTCCTGCTTGAAACCAATGACGGCGCCGTTCGCCAGGTGCTGCGCGCCAAGTGCCTGAGCTGCGCCCGGTCGGTCGCTGCCAATGTTGCCGGGCTTGAAGGCCCGATGGTGTGGCGCAACCCCGATCTATCAACCGTGAAGCCGATTCAGCCCGATGCAGGCGTGTCGGGCGTGGTGTTGAGGCTTGACAACGTGTGCAAGGGCGAATAGCCTGACAGGACTTTCAACCGATAGGAGCTAGGGTGATGGATTTAGAAGTGCTAGATCAAAGCAAATACGCCCAAGTGTGCCAGGCGATGGAGTCGCGGGCCCTTTTCGAGCTTAAAGGCGCGGGGGTAGAGGCTTACTTTTTGGCCCAATCAATAAATCGGGATTATCGGTCGGGCTGCATCAGCGTCGAGCTTGTTCAAGTTTTTGACCGGGACGACAAATGTGAAAAGCCACAAAACGAGCCAGCCCCCTGGAACGGCAAAGGTCGGCCGCCGGTTGGAACGATGTGCGAGTTCCTCCATCTCGGGGTTAAGGATTGGGTCGCGGTCACGGTCTACGCATATCCCGGCAACACCCACCTATTAGGGGTTACCGATAGCCCACTCTGGGAGTCGAACAACGGTGCGTGTCGGATAAACCTTGACGGCTGCAAGTTCCGCCCGGTCCGCACCGCTGAGCAGATCGCGGCCGAAAAACGAGGGAGGGACGCTGAAGACCTGGCGGAAACCATGAGCGGCCATCGCGATCGATCAAAAGATTGCTACCTGACTCTTGCTAAAGTCGTTTTAGACGCCGGCTACCGCAAGGTTGACCAATGAATACTCATCGCCTCAAGGACCGCAAAGGCCACTGGCACCCCGCCGCGCGGTCTAGCAGCCGCCCAGGCACATGGGTCCAGTACAACAAGAACGACGAACCGGCACGCTTGTGGCTGCCGGGCCAATTCGATGTCAAATCAGTGCAGGTGATCGCATGAGCAAAACAGGCGGCAGCAACGATTATTACGCGCTTGAAGTGCGCAACACCCTCGACGGTCGCGAGGCCTTCACCGTTCAGTGCCTTGAGATTATCGAAACGCTGGGCATGACATTTGCCGAGGGCGAGGCCTTCAAGGCGATCTGGCGCACATGCGCGGCGCGTACTCTGGGCAAGGAGAAACCGGGCAATACCGCGCTGTATGACGCCGAAAAGGTCCAGTTTTACGGCGGCCGGATAGTCGCGGCGTGCGTTTGGCGACCGGGCGAATCGGTTTTAGTCGAAAGTGCCTCATTGCCGGATGGCTTTCACGAGTACTCGCAGGGGCAAGCGCTACCGGCCCCGCACCTTCCAAGTGACTTGGCGTATGACGGTCACGACTGACCGCCTTTCGATTTAGTGACCGTCACTGCATTTTTCTTTTCCCATTCGGCGCTCGCCGCGCGCAATCGGTCGATCAGGCCTTTGCTGCGCGGCTCGCCGTTTTCGTCTACAAGCACTTCGCTCGAACTGCACTTGCAGTTGATTGCCGTCGACCCCTCTGCAAACCAATCGCGCTCCTCTTCAACCGTGAAAATCTGACCCGACCGGGCGGCGTGAGTCACCCGCGTAGTGGGTGACAGGGCCGACAGGTGCAGAACCTTCACCATGATGCCTAAGCGCTGTTGTGCGTCCTGCGTCTCGTCCATGCGCGCCGTCCGCAGAGCCTGGTTTATCTCGGTGCGGGCAAGGCGTTCGGCGCGGCGTTCCTCGATGCCGGTCTGCGCGGTTATGTTCTTGGCGATTTCCAGCGGCCCGATGCCCTGCGCCAGCCCGGCGGTGAGCTGCTGCGCCAGTCCCTGTTTGACGTTACCGGCCAGGCCCTTCATTTCTTCAAACTCGCGCGCCTGCAACAGACCCAGCCGGTTCTGATACGGCGTGCTTTGAAGCAAGGCGGTCAGCGTCGGCCTGTCGCGCCTGTACTCCGGCGACTGGGCACCCAGGTTGCGCCAGGCGGCCGCTGCGCCCTTTTCATACGCCGGCAGGACGAACTGCAAGCTGAACCAGTTGCGCGGGTTTACGGCGTCGAGGATCACGTCTACGAGCTTGGCGGTGTCGTCTAGGAGCTGGGTCAGCAGGTTCGGCAGCAGCCGAAAACTGTAACGCTTGGCGGCATTGACGGTAATTTCGTCAAATTCGATCAGGTCAAGGACGCGCAGGTATTCCGCCCGGCACAATCGGATCCGGCGCTTGAACTCGGCGTCGGCCTGCCGAACCTTGGCCGCCGTGCCCATCGGATCGCCTAGGTTTGTCGGGAGGATCGGACGGCCGGCCATCAGGCAACCGCCCCGACGCCGGTCGCAGCAGGCACAGCGGCTACCGGGACGATTGGTTCAGGCTCGACGTCGGGCATGTCGTTTTCGCGGGCTGCATCACTCTCGTCGTCATTCTCATAGCCGGCGGCTTCACGGATTTCGGTCGAGGCAAACACCGGCACGTCGCCGTTACCTGCCGATTTCTGGTTGACGTCGGCCATCGTCAGCGCGGCGGCCAGTTTTTCACTGGTCGAGGCTTCCGTTAGGTCGTCCCACATGAAAGTGGTTTCGCCTGCGGGCCGGGCGACCACCTGCACGCGCATTAGGTGTTCGAGCAGCAGTTCACCGTCGTCAGTTAGCAGGCCGACGCGGCGCCCCTGGCTGTATTTTGCGAATTGCTTGAGGTCCTCGGTACTCGCCCGCTCGCCCGACTGGTTACCACTGATGATCTTCGACGACAAGCCCCCGGCGCTGGCCGAAATGGTGCGCAGGTTGATTTCGTAGTGTGGGGTGGGGTCGGGTACGACTGCTACCAGGGGCGTAACGGTGCCGCCCCAGGTCACCATTGAGGCGTCGATACCGGTGTTCAGGTCGCGGGTCTGTTCGTCGATCAGGCCCTGCAACTCACTGGCGTTCTTGAGCCCATTTGCGCGCAGCAGGTCGTCAGGCTTCGTTTCCTTGTCGAAGTTGATCGAAATTTGTCGAGCGGCGTTTTTCAGGTAGGACTCACCACTGCCCCCTTCGATTTTTTCGAGGTTCACGAAAGCGTTATAGCCGGCCTTCAGGAAGCTAACGCCGTTGCGCCAGTCGCCGATGATTATAATCCGGTCAGGATGCACAGTGACGTTGCGCGTTGGCGGGGCGTTCTCGCCGGGCGCGGGGGGCCGCAGGGTGCCTTCGGTGAACGTCCAGGACTTCGGTTCGCCATAACGTGCATTGGTTTCGTCCGTCTCAATATCGCCAGGCTTGAGCTGCCCTTCCCAAGCGGGGATAAATTTCTTCACGACTACCCGAGCGCCGGCAACCGGCTGATCAAATCTCTTGGCGTCGGCCAGTTGCAGGATGATGGCCGAGAACCGGCCGACCATGCGATAACGATCAGCGGTCGAAAAGGCTTTCCACAACTTGGTGCGCTTGGCGAACAGCCTGAATTCCTTTTCCCACGGCGTCTCCTTGCGTTTCTCGTCGTACTCGTCGCCTTCAATGACCCAGGGTTTCGTCTCGAAACACTTGTCGTTGATGAGGTTCACGACACCGTGTGCCACGCCCTGGCGCTCGTACAGGTTATAGAAATCGGTAAATTCGAGCGTTTGTTTCCAGCCGTATTCCTGCCAAGCGTGCTTGCGCTTATCGTCAGTGCCCATGCCGGGAATCATATTCAGCAGTCTGTTAAACAGCGGCGGTCGTTGCATGGTCGCGAGTCCAGTGTCGGGCAAATTATTGGGTATGATACCCTTGCACGCATAACCACGCACCCGGAGTGCCCCAGCATGTTCAAGCTTCACGCCCTCACCCGCTGGCTGCGCGCCGGCTCCAAGAAACCCGCACCGCTCACGTTGCATGTCAACGACTCGACCGGCAGCCGCGAACGAGTAAACCTTCAAGCCCTCGTGAGCAATTCGGCCATTCGCCTCGAAACGCACAACGGGCGCAAACACCTGGTGCTGCCGTCGTACACGCTGCCGAATGACGTGGTGATGAACGGGCTGCTCTACCCGGCGGCGGAAATCGAGGCCAGCTATAAGGGTCTGGAAGGCAAGCTGGCGCCGCTGGGGCACCCTACGGTCAATGGCACGTACGTATCGGCCAACGCCGCAGAAGCGATCAACGCCCACCACATTGGGGCATGGAACCGTAACGTGGAACGCCGCGGTAACCGCGTGTATCTGGAAAAGTGGGTCGACGTTGAGTACGCGGCCAATACCGAAGGTGGCAAACGCCTGCTGGCGCGCGTGGGGTTTGACAGCGCCAAGGGCGAAATGGGCACGCCGCAAGGCAACGTCCATACGTCGACCGGTATTTTCCTCAATGCTGACCTGACCGCCAACGGCGTGACGCAGGATGGCACGCATTACCGGGGCACTGCGACCAATATGGTCATGGATCACGACTGCATTCTGCTCGATCAGCCGGGGGCCGCAACACCGGACCAGGGCGTGGGTCTGATGGTGAATAACCTGAATGTTGCTGATGCTGTGCCGCTGCACGCCAACGAAGTATTGAGTGCCACGAGTTTCGGCAAGCTCCAGCGCCTGTTGGGTGATGCGGCCCAGGCCAAGTGGGGCACCGACCAGAAATACGTCTGGCTTGAAGATTTCGACGCCACAACGGCCGTCATCCGTGCGGGCGATAACACCCAGGCGGTGGCTTATTCGGTCAAAGACGGCCGGGTAGAATGGGCGGATACCGCCACGCCGGTAAAACAAAAGACCGAATGGGCCGAAATCCCTATCGTCAATAGATTTTTACAATCTCTCGGGTTTAACTTAAACTCGGGGCCTGAAACCAAACCATCTATCGAGAGCGATCCCGAAATGACCAAAGAAGAGCTTGCAGCGGCGTTCGCTGCCAATAACGAAGCGATTGCCGGACTGCTGAAGCCTATCGGCGACCGCCTGACCGCTCTCGAAACGAACCAGAAGGCGCTCGGCGACAGCCTCACCGCCAACACCCGCGCCGCTGAAGCCGACAAACGCGCCGTGGTCGCCAAGCACATGGGCCAGGTCGTCGCTGATGCGCTCACCGGCAACGCGCTGGACGAGGCGCATGCCAAACTGGTCGGTTCGGCTGGCCTGGTTGGTGGTCTGCAGGCTAACAACGATGCCGACGGCTACCAGAAAACCCCGCTGGCAGGAGCGTAAACCATGGCCATTCAGAACGGTCCGAAACGCAAGATTTACCGCGGCGGTGTTGAAGAAAACACCCCGCAGGTGCTGGAGCTGCCCGCAGGTGCCGCCGGCATTAAACCTGGCAACATCGTGATTCGCAGCGGTAACACCCTGGTCGTCGGCACCGCTGCGACAGCGGCATATGCCTACATCGCCGATGCCCCGCCGCACAAGGACCCGCTTACCTACGTTTACGCGGCTGGCGAAACCGTTTTCGCCTACATCCCGCGTAGTCGAGACGTTTTCCTGGTCCGTGTTGCGGCCTCCCAGACCCTCGTTGCGGATTCTCCGATTGCAGCGGATGCTGCTGGCCGCGTAGACCTCGGCGTTGTAGGCACTGACCCCATTATCGGCTATTCGGTGTTCGCTTCGGCGGGCGCTGCGGTCGATACCCTGATCGACATGAGGATCAAATAACATGTCCCTGATTCTCAACGCAGCGGTTTGCGCTGCAAGCCTGGCGGCTAATGCCCAGTACAACGCCCGCGAAGACTTGCGCGCCGTTGGCTATCACATGAACCGCGGCCTGGCCCAGATGGGCGGCCTGGCGGTCAACGCCCTGCCGGACCTCGCGCCTCGGGCCTGGCTCGACCTGGATACTCAAACCACCCAGTTGATCGGCCAGGAAACCGACGTACTGTTCCAGGACGTTTACGCCCTGAGCCGTTCGATCAACATCGGCAAACTGGTTGCGGCTTATCGCCGTATCGGCGCTATGGACCAGGGCACCACGACTATCAGCGGCCAGGGCACCAAGTTGATGGGTGACGTCGGCGCCGATTACGATGGCGTGCTGATCCCGATTCACGAAAAGTCGTTCGGCAAGAAGTGGCGCGAGCTCGAAGGCCTGCGCACCATCGGCGCCGATGACATCGCAGACGCTCAAGCCGCTTCGGTTCGTGAAGTTCTGCGCCTGATGACCGTGAACATGATCGACGGCAGCCCGCTGCTGAATTATCAGGGCGCACAGTCGTACGGCATCAAGACCAACCCGAACACCCTGGCGGTCACACTGACCCAGGACCTGACCGACCCCGCTGCGACCTATCAGGCGTTGTTCAGCCAGGTCGTGCGCTTCGTGCAGGCGATCCGTGGCGGCAACAATCGTGTCGCTGGTGAAGTGACCATGTACGTTTCGCCTGAAATCGAAACCAACATGCTCCGCACTACCGATTCGACTACTATCAGCCGCAGTTTCTACCGCGCTATCCTGGAAGATGTGCCCGGCCTGACAGCCATCAAGACCTCCCAGTTGCTGACCGGCAACCAGGTTATCGGTATCGTGCTGAACCGCGCGTATATTGAGCCCCTCACCGGTATGGCTGTGAACACCACGCCTATCCCGCGCAACGTACCGTTCGCGGATTACCACTGGCTGACCTGGTCGGCGTCGGGTTTGCTCATCAAGGCAGACCAGGCGGGCCGTACAGGCGTTGCATACGGAGCATCCGCATAATGGCCAAGACCGCGAAGTTTGAACTGATCGGCCAAGTCGTTGGCCACCCTGAACATGGCGACCTGCAACGCGGCGACGTGTTGACCCTGGAAGTCGGCGACGACAACCTGCCGAAAGCCGAGCTGTTCCGCAGCCGCACGCGACCGTTGGGCCGTTCGGTTGAAGACGCAGGCGACGTAGGCAAGGCTGAAGCACAAGCTGCCAAGATCATCGAGGACGCCGAGGGCGAAGCCTTGCTGATCGTCGAAGCGGCCAAAGCTGAAGCTGCTGAAATCGTTGCGAAAGCCAACAAGAAATAGGCTGCCCACCGCGACACCAAAAAGCCCCTTCACCGGGGCTTTTCTATGGGCGTTATTCAACCAGCAGCCAAACCCCTAAAGCGATAACTCCAGCAAGCAGCGCGGTCACCGAAACCGCCAGTACGGCTTTTTCGACATCGCCATGTGCGGCGGTGACCGCAAGTGCCAGGTACACCGATAGGATAATCGACAGGCCAAGGAACTTTTTAAAGATTCTCATTTATGCAGAACCCAGATCAGTGTCAGCGAAACGGCCAAGAACGCGACCGACATAGCGACGAACGCCGCTGTCACGAACCACAGTTGTGATTGCAGGCTGTCGCGCTCAACGCGCAAGCACTCGGCCGCAGCCGGCGCGTAGATGTCGGCACCATACATGCTGTGAAGGTCGGGGCAGCGGCCGAAAGGGGCAGAACGCTCAGGCGCTTTGCCGATGCGGCGGGGTTTTTGAAGCATCTCATTCGTAATCATGGTAGGTCCTCGGCGGGTCAGAGGCGCATCGGCATAACGCACACATAGGCGTTAGTCAATGAGGGGTGGTCGCCAGCAAGGTTGGCTTCAAAGCGCATAACCTCATCGGGGCCGGTTAAGTGGAGCTTGACCCCTTTATATTTTTTGTTTGCCACCTTGGCTAAGGCGGCGCACGCTTCGGCCACGTAGGGCGCACAAAAACCGATAGCGGAAACCCCTCCCTCAGCAAACGATGGCCGTTTGGCCTCCGGGGCGACGCGACGCCAGTCGGGGAACTTACCCGCAACGCCCTCAACGGCGATTAATTGGCCGGCAATAGCAAAAGTCGCGACGCGCTCCGCAAGGAATGAAATTTCTACGTCCCCTGATGTTTTCGGGAGGCTAAGCAAGAGCTTTACTTGCGAGTGAGGGACAGTAATACACTCGTGTTTTCCGTCAGGTAGCGGGGCGCTTCCGTAGTTCAACTGAGCCACTGCGCAGCGATGACCATCTGTCCCGACCAGGGTCAATTGAACACCGTTCCACTCAATGAAAACGCCATTGAGGTAGTAGCGAAGGTCTCTAGTCGCAGCGGCATGGGCCGCCATTTTCAATCCTGCCAAAAAACAGGTCTGCTTCATCGTCTTGCCCTCCAGGGCGTTGTGCGTTTCGATGAGTTCAGTCTATTCGGGCTTGAACACTTCGTCAATACCCCGCATCAAGGTATTCTATCGTGAACCCCCAACCGGCCCGATACCGTGGAACTGACCCTAGCCGACGCCAAGTCCTTTCTCGCATCGTTGGGCATCACGTCGATTCCTGACGTTTTCCTCCAGTTGCTGGTGAACCAGATCAACTCTGTCGACGAGTGCCTGGCGCTGCATGGCTACTCGGCGAACAATATCGCGCTGATGAAATATTACGCCTTGGCGTTGCTCGGCATCATGCAGCCCGGTCGCCAGATCACCCAGCAGCGGGCGCCGTCCGGGGCATCACAGTCGTACGCCTTCGGAACGCTCGAAGAGGGCTATAAAAAATACTCGGTGCTGCTACGCGGCCTGGACCTTGAAGACTGCCTTGGCGCGATACTGCCGGCTGATCCGTTCGCCTTGACGTGCGGCATGATTGTCGGGAGGGCGGTGCGCGATGAGTAGTCTAAAAGGCGGCGGCATTTATTTGATAAGAAATACCCAAAACGGTAACTTTTACATCGGCTCGGCCGTCTGTTTTTCGAATAGGTGGGCGGTTCATCGGCGGGCCTTAAGGAAAGGAGACAGCGGCTGTCGGCGGCTTCAAAACGCCTGGAACTTGTACGGCGAGCAGGCTTTTGTATTTGAAGTTTTAGAGCACGTATGCGCGGCTGAACACTTGATTGAAATCGAACAAGGCTATTTGGACGCCCTTTCCCCGCCTTATAATATCTGCAAAGTTGCAGGCTCGGCCCTAGGGACTCGGCACTCTCAAGAAACTCGGATCAAGATGTCTGATCGCAAAAAAGGCCCCTTGAACCCGTTTTTTGGGCGCACAGGTTCCGACCATCCGCGTTTCAATAAAGGCCATTCAGCTGAGCACAAAGCTCAGATGTCGAAAAAACATTCCGGCGCGTCAAATCCGATGTATGGGGTTCGCCCGGCCCATGCAAAGTTGGAAACTTCCACTGTACGCGCTATAAAAGACATGCTAAGTCTAGGGATTAGCGGTCGTCAAATCGCTGACTTCTTTGGGATAAGCTCGGTCAACGTGAGCCAGATTAAAACAGGCCGCAGCTATGCGTCAGTGGGGCAACCATGAGTTCCATCGCCAACTGGAGCTACACCAACACCGCCAGGGTCCGGCCGTTTATCTCTTCCGACGACTTCGACGGCGAAACGCTCTACGGCGAGGAATACACGATCATGTGTACCTGGGCGGCCGAAGCCAAGGAAATGCGTGATGCCAATGGCGTCGAGTTCGTGAGCGCCTACATCGTCTGGTCCGAAGACCCACGCCCAAAGTATCGCGACATGATCCTGCTGAATACCGAACAGGAAACCGACTGGCAAGAGGTCAAGAGCCATATGCAATGGGACATGTCCATGTTTCAGGACACGCCCGACTATCGGACGGTGACCTAGATGCCAGTGCGCGGCGCCGATCAGGTTCGCAAGAACATGAAAGCGGTCTTTGATCGCCTGCAAGGGCCGATGACTGAAAAAACCGTCACTGAAATCATGATCCTGGGCGGGACCTACGCTGACGCGGGCACACCTGTGGACGTTGGCACGCTCATTAACAGCAGATTCAGGGTCGTCGAGCAGACGCCGAGCGGCTGGCGCGGCAAATACGGCTACACGGCGGCATACGCAGCCGCCGTGCACAGCTACACCGGCAAGTTGCGGGGTCAGCCGCGTGCGCACTTCGGCAAGACATCTGAAGGCCGCGAGTTCGGCGGCGGCACGCTCAAAGGCAACTACTGGGATGGCGCACTGGGCTCGGGCAAGGCCAACACCCAGTGGCTGACAAAGGGCTTTGAAGAGGCGATGCCGGACATCAAGGAGCTGATCAAGGGGTACATGAAAATATGAGATCCCCTATCGAGATTGTGCGCGAGTGGCTTGAAGCCGATCCTGCCTGGGTTGCAGCCCAGTTCAAACTGGCGCGCGGCATGTGGCGGGATTCGACTGCCGACGCCAGCCGAAAAATGGCGGTGCTGTCGATGAATGGCGGGCGCGGGCCTCAATCGGTCCAATCTTATACGATCGTTTCGCTGATCCTGTTGGGTCCGCAGAAATCAGGCGCGGCGGGCGCAGTAGTCATAGAGAACCTTGCGCTTTCGATTCAGACTCGCCTGTTCACCAATTACAAGGCTTGCGGCGCCGCGCAAATTCGGCTAATCGGCGGTATAATCGGGCCGGGTTACACAACCGAAGACCGACCGTGGATAGAATTGTCCCTGGAAATCCTTACTTAAGAGGGCGTGAAAATGCCAGCATGTGAAACGGGCAGCATGGTCGGTCGCGACTATGCCATTGAAATGGTGATCGCTTGCGGGGACACACGCCCGGCATCGAGCGCCTACGAACCCATTGGCGCGTTTACCTCCAAGGAGGTGACGATCGAGTGGGACCAAGTCGACCCCACGTCTGACGCCACACCCGGCAACGTCAAGGCTACCTTGGCTTCCTGGCTGAATTTCTCGATCAGCGGCGACCTGGTGGCGCGCAAGAGCGACGAGGTGGGCAAGATCAACCAGATTAAACTGGTCAAGCACGTCGCCAACCCTGTCGAAACCGGCGGCCAGCCGTTCGCCTGGATCCGCATGACCGGACCCGATCTGACTTACGAGTGTTTCATGCTCGTCAGCAACATTTCGCTGTCAGCCCCAACTACTGACGTAGTGACCCGTTCGTTCGAGGCGGCAGCCGCCGAATCGCCGTTCGGCCTCCTGATCTATGACACCCCGGTGGTCCCATAACATGGCCAATATCCCAAATGTAAATCCGTTCGCGGTCGTCGGCTCATCCTCGGTTGCACCGATCGCCCTTGGCCTATCGAATACGCTGGAGTTCCGCCCCAGTTCAAAGCAGGTGCTGTTTATCCGTAACGGCTCGGGCGCGTCCGTTACAGCGACCCTTGACGGTGCCGACGCGCCGACTACCGTGCCAGTTCCGGGCGCTGCGGCCAGTCTGAACATCGCTTCGGGCGCTGCGATTGTGGTGGCTGCCGGGGCGACCATGATGGTGCCGCTGGGCAGTTATCGATCCTACCTGGTAGGCGCCGTGACCGTGACCCTGAGCCTTGCAACCGACGTTACCGGCTGGCTTATCGAGGTGTAGGCATGCAAGCGCTCACCGCCATCGGCGAAGTGGGCATAGAAGCTGGGGGGCGTTCGTACTTGTTGCGGCCGTCCCTTTTTTCTATGACTCAAATCGGCTCACCCGCAGAAATTGTTTACGCATCGGCTATCTTGCTAGCTACAGAACCGGAAAACCCGCAGCACTTGCGGCGCTTTCGGCAGGAACGCTTCGAGCAGGCGCTGATTGTCTGGTACGCCTGCGCTGGCGATCAGGATATCGGCGAACTGGTCGGTGGCATGGCGCCAGTTACTCGGGCCGACGACGGTTTTTTCTCATCGCCGTTTTCTTGGGGAGAACTGGTTACCCGTCGTGCGCCCGCGTTTCGTTACGTGCCGGGGCGCCTACCGATGGCCGATATCGTTGCGATTGCGCAGATGCTGATCCGGCACGGTGTCGTGGGCAACGCCGTACCTTCAGGCGACCCGGGCGGGGTCAAAGGTACGTTTCTTGCCGAGTTCAACGCCGTGGATTACGCAGCCGCAGCAATGGCGCATCTCGGCGTTTCGGAAACCGATGCCTGGCGGATGACCATGACCAGTTTTGTTGCTGCCATGCATTCGAAATTCCCGCCGCCGGCGCCCGGCTCACAAGAAGCGTTACGCCCGCACACCGCCGAGGAATATGATGCGACAATGGATCGGCTGCGCAAGATCAACGAGCTAAGGGCAAAGGCAAATGGCTGAAGACGTAGGCACGATTTTTTACACGGTTGACGCTAAGACCGACCCGCTGGTAACCGCATCGGGCAAAGCCGACAAGGCCGTGCAGGATATCGTCTCTGCTTTGAACTCTGCCGATAAAGCGGCGGATAGCGCCAGTAAGGGCCTGGACTCGGCAGGCAAGTCGCTGAACAACGCCGGCCAGAAGATGGGCGACGTGGCGTCGAAAGCCAAGGCCGCCGGCGACTCGGTCAAGCGCTTCGGCTCGGACCTGAACGACATTCAGGGCGACTCCAGCCGCGGTATTGCCGACGCTGCGGATTCCATCAAGAACGCTGCGGAGGCCTCAAACGACGCCAACGACCCGATCAAAGAACTGGTCGAGAACATGAACCAGGGCGCCGCGAGCGCCGGCGCCCTGACATTCAGCATGAGCGCCTTGGCAACAGCGATTGCCTCGATTGTTTTTTCCAACACCCTCAAGACCATCGCCGAAATGGTCCAGAAATACGAGGAAATGGCCGACCGGGTGCTGCTGGCTTCGCGCTCGCAAGAAGAATACGAAATGGTTCAGCGCCGGCTGCTGACGACGGCCAACGGCACGTACCGTTCGTTGCAAGAGGCGCAAGAACTCTACATCACCACGGCGAACTCGCTGAGGTCGCTTGGCTACAGCACCAACCAGGCTCTTGATGTCACCGACTCCATGTCCTATGCATTCGTGCGCAACGCCACGACGGCGGACAAGGCGCAGGGCGCCATTGACGCATTTTCCAAGTCGGTGAACACCGGCAAGGTCGCGGCGGATCAGTGGGAAACCCTTTCGGGCGCCATCCCTTCGGTGATCGACGATATCGCTAAATCGGCAGGCAAGACCGGCGCCGAAATCCGCAAGATGGGCGCCGAGGGCAAGATTACGGCAACCCAGTTGACTGAGGGGTTGCGCAAAGCACTTGAGTCGAACACCCAGGCCGCCGCCAAAATGTCGACGAACCTGATCGACGCCGCTACCCGTTCAAAAACCGCGTTCACTGCGTTTTTCGTCGCCGTCGAAAAACAGACCGGGATCCTGGCAACGCTGACCAATGGCATCATCATGGCTGCGGACGACCTGTTGAAATTCTCGGCGGTGACGGAGAACGTCAGCGAAACGATCAATGCGGCCAGTTCGGCTGCGGCGATACTTGCGACTGTGATCGTTTCTAAACTGGTTGGGTCGTTGGCCAGCTACACCACCGCGCAGGGCACCGCACTGGTCGCAGCGATCCGCCGCATCGACGCCGACCGTCTGGCTGCGAATATGGCGCTCATGGTTGCGAGGGCCAACGTCGCAGCGGCAGAGAGCGCGGTATTGGCGGCAAGAGCCGCTGAGGCCGCAGCAGTCGGTTTTGCACATCATGCGCAGATGGCGGCCGCGCTTGCAGCGGCGGAGGGCCGGGCGCTTGCCGCCACTGTAGCACTCGATGCGGCCCTGGCGGCTGCGGCAGGCACCGCAACGCGAGCAAGTGTTGCGATGGCGGGCCTACAGCGAGTAATGGGTTTCCTCGGCGGCCCAGTTGGCGTAATCCTTATCGCGGCTGCGGCGCTGTACTACTTTGCCAAGGCCGCCCGCGACACAGTCGTCGATGTCGACCAGTTAAACAGTTCTCTGAAGACCCTCAGCTACAACCAGTTGAGCAAGTCGGCAAACGACCTAGGCGACGACATTACCAAGTTGAACAAACAGTTATCTAACAGCTATCAAGAGCTGAACACGATGACGAAACGGTTCTACGAGGATGATGGTGATTTCGTCAAGCGCCAGACCGAACAAAAGGCGGCTATCGACGGCATCAACCAGGAACTGAAAAAACGTCGTGACGCCCTGGCTGCAGTCACGGCGCAACAGGACGAAATGACGAAGGGCTGGCGCACCCCCAAGAGCGCACCTGGCGCCCCAGTCGATGCTAAGCCGGTGTTGCCTGACGACCCGGACGCCGAAAAGGCCATCAAGGCCCTGGAAGACGAGCGCGACCTGTTGAAAGTGGTCGGTGACAAGCGCGCCGAGCTGCGCGCGTTGCAGAAAGCCGGTGACGGGGCAAGTGACGCCCAGAAAAAGAAAATTCAGGAACTGGCCAAGGAAATTTACGACCTTGAAGAGGCGGAGAAAAAGCGAAATGCCGCTTCGACGAAAGGCGCAAAACAGGCCGAAAAAGACACCGAGCGCCTGAAGAAACAGATTCAGGGGCTGAAAGCTGAAGTCGAACAGGTCGGCATGAACGCCCGTGATGCTTCGATCGCCAAGGCTGTCGAGCAACTAAACGGCCTTGGCACTCCGGCGCAGGTGGCCCAGGTCAAAGAATTGGCCGCTGCTGCCTTCGACGCCAACCAGGCCAAGAAGGCAGCCGAAGCGGTCAAACAACTGAAGGAACAGATAAACCAAGTCGGGGCCAGTGCCAAGGAACTTGCGCAGCGGCAGGCGGAAATCGGGTTGGGCGAGTTTGCAACACCAGATCAGATCGCGCGCATTCGCGAACTGGCGGGCGAGCTGCAAATGCTTGAAGAGCGTAAAAACCTGACGACGCAATTGCAGACCGACGTCCCGCAACTGGGCGCAGCGGCGAAATATGAGGAGGACCTGAAACGATACGCCCAGTACAAAGAACAGGAACTTATCACCGATCAGACATATGCGGACCTGAAAGCGCAGCGCGAACGCGAGTACGAAGAGCAGAAACGCGCTTTGCAAGAAGAAACGTTCCGCCGGGCATCGGTGGCCAACGAGGCGTTAATGGCTGGCCTGGACGCACTTGGTCAGGCGGGCACCCAGGCGATCAGCGGCTTGCTAACCGGCAGTTCCAGCTTGCAGGAGGCGTTTGCGAGTGTCGCTAACACCGTCCTCAACTCAGTGATCGGCTCGTTTGTCGAAATGGGCATCCAGTACGTCAAAAGCATCATTATCGGTCAGACGGCGCAAAGTGCGGCCGCCGCTGCGGCGGTGATTAGCGGCACCGCGATTGCAGCGGCTTACGCCCCCGCAGCGGCAATGGCCTCCCTTGCATCCTTCGGTGCGAACGCTGGCCCGGCGGCTACTGCAATAACCGGCACGGTAGGTTTGGCCAAGGGGCTATCATTAGCCGGCGGGCGGGCGGCGGGCGGGCCAGTTGCGGCAGGCAGCATGTACCGCGTGAACGAAGGCGGAAAGCCCGAAGTGTTCACGGCCGGTGGCCAGCAGTACATGATCCCGAACCAACGCGGCGAGGTGGTCAGCAACAAGAAAGCCAGCGCGGCAGCTGGTCAGGACGGCGGCATGCCCGCAGCGCCGATCGTTAATATCTACGAAGCGCCGGCAGGTACTCAAGCCAACGCGCGGTTCAGCGAAGCGGACAATCGATATATAATTGACGTCGTTTACGGCGACATGGTCAGCGGCGGCAAGACCGGCAAGGCCACGAATGCTATCACCGGCACCAAACGGGCGGGCTCATGAGTGAATTACTTGAAATCGTTTGTGCATCGGCGCCTGCCGGCTCACTTGTCATCGACACGCTGGAACTGAATTCGCCGGCATGGCCGGCACCGGTCCGCCTGGTGAACAACTACGACGACTTGTCGCTGGGCATCGAAAGCGGCGAAGTGGTTACCTTTACTGCCGCCCCGATGTCGATAACGCTGCCGAAGCGCGACAACAGCCCGCGCCAGACGCTGAGGTTCGCTATCGATAACGTTACCGGGGAATCGCAGCGCCTACTCGACCTCGCGCTAGAGGCGGGCGAGCGTGTCAACGTCGTGTTTCGTCGCTATCTGGACTCTGACCGCACGATGCCCAGCGAACGGGCGTTCACCTCCAGCGTTCTGGGCGGCGGAATGGAAAGTCGGACGGTTCAGATCGAAGCCGGTTTCATGAACCTGCTGGACTGGCGATTCCCGCGCAACAGCTACACCCTGGCGTTCGCGCCGCAACTGGCCTACCTATGAGTAACTGGGTCGACCAGTATCTGGCCTGTCAGTATGAAGACGGCGGCCGCGAGCCTCCGCGCATCGACTGCTATGGGCTGGTACGCCACGCACGCCATCATCACCTGGGCTTTGCCCTTCTGCCCTCCTGGGGCGCGATACGCAATACGCAGCCGCGGGAATTCACCGAAGCCTATCGGGACACGGCAAATGAAAGCATGGAGACCTGTGCAGCCGAACACGGAGCAGTGGCCGCGGTATTCAGGGGCCCGATCTGCATCCACGTTGGCCTTGTTCTGAAACGCTCGGGGTGCCTGTATACTCTCGATATCAACCCTAAGAGAGGCGCCCGGCTGCAACGGCTGGCGGACTTTGAGGGCCAATATCTAAAGGTGCTCTATTACCGTGATCGACAACATTCGGGTCTACGCCTCTAAATTTGACGCCACCCCGCACGAGACCTTCAGCGGCGGCGATTGCACGATCGGCGAGTGGCTGCACGCCAACATCAAAGCCTACAATCCTGAATGGCAACCACTGTTTTCGATCAGCCTTAACGGCGAAAATATGCCGCCTGAACAGTGGCCGACCCGTAAGTTCGGAACCTCTGACCATCTTGACTTCTTCATTGAGCCGAAAGGTATCGAGCTGCTTTTTGCGGTGATTATTGCCGTGGTGGCCGCCGTGGCGGCGATAGCTCTGGCGCCAAAAGCGCCGAAGCCTAGCAGCGCAGAATCGGCAACCGGCAACGACCTAAACGAAGCCACGGTCAAGGGCAACAAAGTCAAGGTCAACACACCGATCGAAGACCAGGCGGGCTACCACAAGAGCTATCCCAGTTACCTTTCTCCGCCGCGCGAGTATTTCAACGGCCCGCGTGACCAACGTGTCGACCTGATCCTGTGTTGCGGGGCCGGTGAACTGGAATTTGAAGAGGATAAAATCCTCATCGGCGACACGCCTTTGATTTCCCTGGGTGCCGACGCCGAATACACGATATACCCGCCCGGTGCTGACGTATCTGCCGATCCCCGTTCCTGGTGGTGGCATGACGTGGGGGAGGTAGGAGCTAGTTCCAGTGGTTCGGCCGGCCTTGAGCTCACAGAATCAACGACGCTGACCAACGGGTTTCAGGCGTCGAGCATCCAGTACAACGTCAAGACCGTTGCGATCCCGACAGGCTCCGGGCTTTTTCCCGAAGACTGGTCTGTCGGCCTGCTGGTGCGCATCGACAACCCTTATGTATACGAATTTATCGATGGCGGCTCGGGGGTGGCGGACATCATCCGGGGCGACAACCTTTCAATGCTGAAACCAGTCGTCGGGCAATTGATCGAAATCAGCGGCGTGAACGCGGGTTTTTATAAAGTTGCCTCTTACACCCCAGGAACCCCTGCAACCACGACGCCTCCCGCGCCCGCTACCCCGCCGCAAATCACCCTTGAGTTTGACGACGGTACGCCGGTCACTGAGCTGAGCCTCGGCACAATAGCGACCACTATCGGGACCCGGTTTTTGCGCTATCGGATTACCGCCTTCACAACGTCCCAGATCAGCGTGGACCGCCTCACCGCTTCCGGTGCGACGGACACGACCTGGCCGGGCTTTAATTTCCTGCAAACCGCAAACTCCGTGATCGTCCTTGATCGAACAACTCGCGAGGGCGGGTATCGCGGACCCTTTGCTATGTGCCCGGAAGGCGAAAAAACGCAAACCCTGGAATTCACCGTTTTCTGTCCCAAGGGTTTGGTGGGGTTAGGCCGCGAGGGTCAGCAATACGCCGTATTCGGTTTTTATCAATTCGAGTACCGCGACCTTGACGTTTCCGGCGACTGGACGGTCCTCAATTTCCAGAACGAAGGCAGCAGTCTTGACGCTGTCGGTTTCACGAACCGCGTGCAACTGCCCTACCCGATGCGCCCGGAGGCACGGATCAAGAAGGTATACACCCAGCAGGTCGAGCGGGAAAACGAAGTGAATAACGACATGGTCTGGTACGCGGCCAAGGCGCTGCTACCCGGGGCATCGAGTTACCCCGGTGCCACGACCATGTGCCTGACGGTGCGAGGCGGGGACCGTCTCTCTGCGGCGTCCGAGCGCCAGGTTTCCATGCAAGGTACCCGCGTCCTGCCTGTCCGTCGGGACGGGACTTGGCAACCTCCTGAGCCGACCCGAAGCATTGCCGCCTATGCCCTGTACCTTTTGAAGGCGGTAGGCTATTCGGACGATGACCTAGACCTGGAAGAGTGGGACCGGCTGAACGATGTATGGGAGGCCCGTGGCGACTATTACGATGCCGTCCACTCCACGCCATCAACGATTAAAAGCCTGCTCGACGATTGCCTAGCTGCCGGTTTTGCCGAGCTGACGGTGGTTCGGGGGCGAATCCGCCCGGTTCGCGATGAACCTCAAACTCAGTTCATGTCTTTGTATACGCCCGGCGCAATGACGGGGCCACTACAAATTCAGTTCGAGGCGGTGCGGCCTGACGACTACGACGGCGTGGACGTTGAGTTCACCAGTTCGCGAACGTGGGCTGTCGAGTCAGTCTCTTGCCGTCTGCCGGGCGACGAGGGCGTGCGGACACAGAAAATCCAGGCGGTAGGGATTACGAACCGGGACAAGGCGTATCAACTCGGCATGCGACAGCGCCGGGCGCTGAAATACCGACGCAAAACATTTAACTGGTCGACCGAGATGGCGGCCTTCAACAGCAACTACCTGGACTACGTGCAGGTGGCTGGCGACGTGCCGGGCTACGCGCAGTCAGCCTATATGTACGGCTATGATGCGGCCAATTCGATCGTAACTGCCGGCGAGGAGTTTGACTGGTCGGTGGGCACCGCGCCGTTTTACCTGACCGTGCGCCGGCACAACGGCAGCAGCTCGGGCCCATACACGGTGACGCGGATCAACGAATTCATGCTGCAACTGGATCGCCCGCTCGACTTCACCCCCGTTCTTGACGGGAGCATGATCGAACCGTTACTGCTTTTCGGTCGAGGCTGGCCGGTTCAGTTGACCGAGATATCGCCCAATGGCTTGGAAACGTGCACCGTCGAGGCGCGTATCTATGACGACAGGGTGTACCTGAGCGACAACGACCCAGCGCCGGCGGAATAGGGTAAACTACGGTGAATTTCAAGGGGTAGAATGATGGCCGTACCTTATCCGGCCGGCCTGCCGCTAGGCCTGCGTCAGGGCCGCGCGTACGGCCTGGCACCGACATTCAAACGATCAGAGCTCGAAAGCGGCCGCGCCGTGCAGCGTCGAAGCTTTGCGGACGTGCCCAGTTACGCTCAGGTGTCGTGGATCTTCACCGGTTCCGAGTTGCTGCTGTTCCAATCCTGGTTCAGGTATACGATTGCGGACGGTTCGGCATGGTTCGATATGGTCCTGAAGCACCCGCTAGGCAAAGAGCCGTATACCTGCCGCTTTAGAACGATGCCCAGTGATGCGGCTGAAGCGGGTCCGGACCTTTGGACAGTTTCGGCGCAACTCGAGCTCAAAGAGCGCCTGACCGCGCCGCCGGAATTCATCGAGTTTCCCGAGTATTTACTTGATGCCGGTATTTTCGACATCGCTATGAACATTAAATGGCCAGAGGTGGCGCCCTAATGAGCTTTGATACTAACAACCCGGTGCCTTCTGCATCCTTGCGAGACCTCTCGGACAACGCCGAAAATTTCGATGAGGCCATGAACAGCACGCAGGAGTCGTTTACTGATCGCTTCAATCGCCCGCGCGTGACATGGCAGGCGTTTCATAACCTGACTGTGAACGCGACAAACCAGATCGGCGTAACCGTGGCCACGGCTGCGGCTCAGGTAAACGCGGCGAAAAACGCCGGGATCGCCAGCATCGACAGCACGGTCACTGCGGCTGCTGCTGCGGTCAACAGTGCGAAAGACGCCGGGATCGCGGACATTACCGCCGACGTTGGGGCGGTCGATACCGCAGCAGC